CCAGAAGTCAAAGGGATCAATTGCTTCCTCATCTTCAAACTCAGGTTGCATGGCAGCGGTGAGTTTGTCAAAGATCTTCTTACCGAACTTGTACAGGAATACACCACCTTCATTAGCAGGGTTGGCAGGATCCTTGACGACGTAGATGTTTGCCATGTAAGTCAGCTTACGCTTCTGCTTACGTGCCAGTTCCTTACCTGCATCGGTGCCGTTGTTCCACAGCATCGTGTTGTATTCGGACACAGGATCCTTCTGACCCAGAGTGGTCAGAGAGTTTTCAATGTACCAACCGCCAGGACCCTGGAAGGCGTGAGAGTACAGTTTGACGAAGGGCAGATCTTCTCCATTGGGAGCAGGAAGGAAACGGATAACAGCATAACCGTTGCCGCTCTTATCACACTCAAGTTTCCAGAGACGCTCGTCTCCAGAACTACCTGCTTTGTTCATCTTGTCAACTTCTTTGACCAGTTTGGCGGTCAGAGAACCCAGTTTGGATTGCTTCTTAAGATCAGCGAAAGACATTCGGATTACCTCGGATTTGTTTGGATTTGGGAGATTTACTTGGATAGTATAACGAAGTTTTGCTCAGGTGTCAATGTAGTCTTTGAGCGATTCAATGGTCTTTGTCATGCTATCAAATAAAGTCTTGATGTCTGTGGATGGGGGAAACCCCATCATCAGAACAGACTTCTGCAAGTTCTCTTTCATTTCAATCGCTTTGGGATCGTCTGAAAGAGAAACTCTAGTATACATCACTTGCTGCTTTTCTAGCAAGCCTTGTAACATTTCAATGTGTTCAATTTTTTCATCACGAGTCATAGTACCAAAAGACATTGCATTTGTATAGATCTGCTCCTGCAGATCATTAATATCTTCCAATTCGTTCTTGATAATATCAGACTCAAAAAAATCACTCATTTACTATGTCCCTTAATAACTTCTTGTAGTTGAACACATCAATATTTATGAAGGGTCCATATTTTTTGATTTTCAAACTGACGGTTTCCCACACTGGGTCAGTAAGTTTCTTGTCAAAGTCTTCACGAAAATGGAAGATTTTTTCGTAGATCACGAAGTTTTCTAGCGACAATCTCCCGCTTAGATACTCCTTGAGAATTTTTGGATGTCCTTTGGAGCAGTCGAATAGACTCTCCAATCCGTTCTCCGAGAGTAATTCGTTGCTTTGTTCTTTGAACAAGTAGGTTGAACTCTGCCGTCGTTTCATCCACTCGGCGTATGTCCTTTCTCCAGAATTGATAATTTCTCCAATCCATAGGTTCTGTGGGTTGTCAGCAGCGGAAAAGTTAGATACTAGAAAGTCAACGACTTCACTGTCGTCATACTTACGGGACGTTTTCTCAAACCAATACTTATCTTTCCTCTTATTAAAAGACGCCATGGATGCCCGTGATTTGGCACCATAGCGAAAGAAGTCGTACTTTGGATTTGTGAAATGATTTTTTAGTGACAAATAATGTTTATAAGTTTCAAAGGGCGTCACGGTCATAGAGGAAGTTTTGCTCGCGATGTTTTCTTCATGAAGTTGAGACGAATAGCGTCCCACTTCAAACGCTCTTTCAAAGGTTTTGAAATGAGCTTCGTTACAGAGTCTACCTCAAGACCGTTGATTTCGCAATAGTGGCAAATGGCGTCAATGTAGTTGATCTGTTCTTCCGCGACAATCTTTTCAATCTCCAAGGCAAACTTGGAGGGAGTCAAGAATTTACTCTCTATGACTTTTTCTAGTTCCTTATTTGGTTCCATATTCCTCCAGTTTATCTCTAACAAACTTTCCAATGTACTCGGTAAGAAGTTTGATGTACTTTGATTTGTCTCGTTCTTCATAGACGACGCATTCTCCATTTTCACAAGCCATGATGATTACAAGTTTTTTGACTGAGATGCCAGTCAGTTCGTACAGCATACAACCATATGCCATACACTGAACAAAATAGTGTTCAATCCAACCCCGTGGTTTGGGTTTGGCGGATGTTTTGAAGTCAATTATTGCTAACTCGCCGTCATATTCAGCGATACAATCAACTGTCCCTGCAATACCGAGTTGTTTACTATACAGGGAACCTTCAAGGGCGTAAATATTATTTATACGTTTTAGATTTGCTTTAGAAATCTTGAACAGAAAGTCAGAAATAGGAGGAACTTCGGGAAGTTCTTCATTCTTCATGTAATGTTCAACCAGAGTATGCATATCAGTGCCACGTTTTGTAGCACGTTTTGTGATACGATCTGCCTCTTCATCACCAACTTTTTTACGCCACTTCACAAAGATGTCTTTGTTAAAATGACTTGTGACTGATGTGATTGAAACTAACTTAAGCAGTTCCTCTTCATCAGGTACTGAATAATATCGGACACCATCAATAGTTTCCCTACTCAATTTTGGAAGTTCAATATCAATGTGATTGAAGTTCGTTGTGCCAGTGGACGTAAGTTCGCTCATAATATTCTTGGTTTGGTTCATCTACGAAGTAATACATTGCTATTGAGTATCTTTCAAAACCTTCTGGGCAGTTCAGTGGAGCAGGATGTCCGTGAACCGAATCATCAGATAATGTGAAAATGACTGCTCTATTCATGATAGGAGCAACCATATGCTCCCTTCTCTTTTCCTTTTTATTCCAAAGTTCAAGATGACCGCGCCACTCATCTTCCCAATTGGGATTGAGATAGAGTAACATATTCAAGACCCTGAACTTTCTAGTTACAGGATTTACATTGTAATCAACATGTAAATTAAGTCTACCACCATTTTCAATTTTGTGGCATCCACCACCCCACATGTGGGGATCTGGAATCAAATTTGAAATACCTGTTAGATCTTTTAGAAACTGAAGAAATATTGGAGAGTTGAAGTAAGTAAGTACATTAGATACTGTTGGTACTTCATATCTGAGTTGCTCTACACTCTGTTTATCCCAAGGAGTAAACCATTTGTTTACTTGGTTGTCAGTCATGTAAGCATTGTTTTCAGTATGCTCGGTGACCCAATAATTGGTCTCCTTCAACTCCTTGAAACATTGCATGGCAACGACTGGATTGATGAAGTCGTCAATGATTATGTTTGGGAATGGTTTAGCATTCTGATAATGAAAGTTAAGTTTGGAACCCAAATCATAATCACTGAATATTTCCATCAAAACCCTGCCTCTATTTTAGCTAAGATATACTCTTTGACAAGTCCAGAGCGAACAATATCATCCACTCCAAATTCAATTATATCAAAAGAATTCATTTTACGCAATACATTCATAAAATCAACGATACCATTACGTTCGTTAGTTTTATTTAAGTCAGACTGACGGGAGTCTCCACAGAAACAAATTCTAGTATTCTCACCAACACGAGTAATGATACTATCAAGTTCATGGAAGTTCAGATTCTGATATTCATCAACAATAACGATCGCATTATCAAGTGTTGTTCCACGTAAGAATGATGTGCTCCAGAACTTAATGGTCTCTTGTGCCTTGAGATTGCCGTACAGCATCTCAAAGTCAGCATCACTTGGCATCTGGAACATGTACTTCACCATGTTCTTGTAAGGAATCTGGTAGATATCTGCCTTATCCTCATGAGAACCGGGAAGAAAACCAATCTCTCTGGTCGCTACGAGTGAACGTACAAGATAGATTCTCTCATAGGGAGTTCTCTCATCCAGAACGTCTCTCAGGGCATTATAGAGGGTAATAAAGGTCTTTCCTGTGCCCGCACAACCGTAAGCAACGATATGCTTATCTTCTTTATATGAGTCAAAGAGTCGTTTTTGATTTTCAGTTAGAGGTTCAATATCAACAAGATATTCTTGACTGAGCGGTTTCTTCCGCTTCATCTGCTTTGTCGTGAGTCCAACCCCAATTGGTTGCTCTGCAGATGCTCTTTTCCTTCTTGCCATATTTAAAGTTTTTTGATAGTTGAACCAGGCATTTTTTGCGCTCTTTGAAGAACGTCATTCCAACCAGGATTCTTCTTACGAAGTTTATCCTTCCACTCACCTACCTCACCAACACCTGGTGCGTTTTCTGGAGTGTAATATCTTTCCCAGTCAGGATTGTCGTCTTTCCACTGATCCCAGTCATGAACGCTCATAACAACGTCTTTCGTTTCACCAGTTTCCTTATGTTTTACTGGATATGTAGCCATAGTTATAAATTCAATGTGTTGTATTTAGACCCACTCAAGTGCCTCAGCACAAGTTGGAAATTGCTCTACGAAGATCTTCTTACATGCCTCTGCAATCTCCATATGCTCCTTCTGAGTGCCGTTAGCAGACCTCAGAGTGATGTAGTGAATCCATGAGCGAACAGACCCCGACATGTACATTCTGGTGGGCGTGGCGAGGGGAAGTACGAAACGGGCACACTCCTTTGCGATTCCCATATCAAGCATGGATTGATACAGTGTCATTGCTTCATCAAAATGACGACGAATCTTGATTTCATACTCTTGCTTGACAAAATCATCAATATCGTCAATAGAGTTCTGGCGGTTCTTTGTATCCTGACGACGCAAGTCAAACATGGGAATAGACTCTGCCAACATAGAACTGTCGGCATACCGTTGCGACCACTCTTGATATGTAAACGAACGGTGACGCAAAATTTGAGCTGCCAGTCCTCTGGTAGTCTCAATCTCAAGCGTCATGAATGCCTGTTCAAACACAGACCAGTGGTTATGTTTGATGCAGTATCCCAACAATTTGGCATAGTTAGGATTTTCTTGATTTTTTGGATTTGACACACGCGCCACGTATGCCATCGTCTGCTCCGCATCGGGAGTTACACTGATCAGTTTAACGCTCATTTAAATCCTTTAGATACTTTTTTCTCCAGTTCTGCAAGTTCTTCTTCAAGAACACGCAGTTGTTTTTTCATCTCAATCAGTTTTTCTTCACTGTAAAGATGTTCCTGCTTCACCAATCTGCGAAGCAGTTTCATATACTTTCTTGCCCTATCAGTCGGAATCATAACATTTTAATTAGTTTGTAATTTTTATGATGGTTTCTGATGCCTTTAAAAGTTTTATGTAAGTTTTGTTTTGTCAAATTGTGCTCCAAACAAAATTTAGACAGATTTTCAACTTTTATTATAGCACCATTTGGATTCTGCACCAACCATTGTTTGGAATTATCTGGCATTTTAAAAACATTATTCCTAATGGCGTCTTCAATATTTTCTTTTATTGTTCCCCATTTTAGATTAGACAAAGAATTATTATCTTTATCATCATCAAGATGCCTGACTATTTCATATCCCTTTGGATTTGGGATAAATGCCATAGCAAGAAGTTGATGTAGTCCCTTATGCTTTCTTTTTCCTTTTAAATCATATAAGGTAAAAGCATAGTATCCTCTTTTGTTTTTATGCCCGTTAATATATTTTTTAAGTTTAATTGAATAAACTTTTCCATCTGGATATATTTTATATTGAGGATACTCATCAAGTATCCTATAATCCATCTCCATCATCGTCGTTGACTAATCTGTATGAATTATTTATACGATTAGTCACACTATCGTCATAATCATCGTTGAATACCTCGTCGTAGTCTCCGTAGTAATGTGGAGGATCGTCAAAGTTTTCTCTCTTATCCATGTAAGCACTTGGATCTGAGTAAACTTCTGCTTTCAATCCATCAACTAATAGTTCAAGATTACGAACGATAAGTTTTAGTCGTTCCTTGTCCATAATAGTGTATACACTGTGTTTATTATAGCACAAAAAAAGAGGGGTCGAAACCCCCCATGAATCAAGAATAATAGAATTCCCTAGATTGATTATATTTGTAAGTAGATGGTTTTCCAATTACAGGTGGCCAGAGGATGCTCTCACAAACATCATCTCCATCAGGGTGACTATATTTGTTTACAAAAACTCGCAAGACCTTCTTACTTGCATCAGTTGTATATCCGAGAACTTCATAGCGTTCATCAAACCCAAAGTTTTGCTCAACCAGTTTGGCAAATTTTCTAGTACCAACTCCATCACGATAGGTTTCGCGACAGTATTTGAGATCTTCTTTTCCCTTAAAAAGAAAAAGATCTGTTTCTCTTGCGAGAATGTCAATGTTGCGATGGTGAGTACGAGTCTCTCTGACTTGGATTTTAGGTAGGTTCATGGATAACGTTTTTTCCATTTGTGTACCTCCATATTATAGCACAAAAAAAAGAGGGTGATCAACCCTCAGTGTCTAGTAGAATTCTGCAGATTCGCTTACATGTTGCTTGGTCTTCATCGCACTCAATTAAACAGTCAAAATAATCATTGACCAGATCTAACTCCTCATTACATCTGTTTAAATTTTCGTCAATGTGAATCCATTCTGCTAATTGGTTGCGAGACAGTAGATTGTGCATCAAACCTCCCGCAATATTTGTATTTTGTAGAAGTCATAATAAAGAAGAATTTCAAAGCATAAGCGGAATCCTTAATTCTGTATTATGTAGTACAGTTTGTGTTAATTCACTAACATATATTAAAAAAACATAAAAGTACAAAAAAAGAGAGGTTTGTTAACCTCTCTCTTAATTATTTGGTGAGAACTTTAAGTTCTCCATATATCAGTGATAGAAATGCTACAGAACCAAGGGATACGATCCCAGCGACTTGTAGTGCTCCCATTTCACTTTACGTAAGTACGACCACGATAGCAAAAAGTGCCATGAGACTCTTTTGCTGCTTTGTGAACTTCACACTTTACACCACGATATGCAGTATGAGTGATCTGTGCATCGTGAACAGCAGATGCTTTGTTGATCTGCTTCTTGATGATTTGAAGGGTGTTCATAAGTTTACTCCTGAAATACTAGGTGAAAATTAACCTTCTCTGCTTACGCAGGATCCGTTTTTCCCGTTCCTTCAGTCGTTTGCGTCCCAGTAATGACTACACTCAGGTACAGATTCCTTTACGGTCTCCACCAGTTCTACCACAATTTTAGGTGATAGTTCTGATTTGTTTGCTTGGATTCTGAGCATTAGTGCATCAGCATCAGCACAAAGCATACCAGAGTATAAAAGTAGTTCAATCATGGGATGAACGCTCCGTTCCGCGACTTACTTGCGTCTCATGTAAATGTACCTTTACATTGACCTTCTACTTTTGACTTAAGATATCCTATTAGATTCAATTTTGACCGAAGGTCAAGATTTGGATCTGCTTGGATTTCCACTCGTCTCTGTAAGAACCTTTCACAAGACA